TTTTAAAAGATATATAATATAACTACTAAAAATATCTTAATTAAATGAAAAATTTTAAATTCCACTACGTCTATAGAGTAACTTCTCTTATAGAAAACAAACACTATTATGGCTCAAGATCGAGCAAATTACATCCAAAAGAAGACTTAGGTATTAAATATTTTACATCTTCAAGTGATAAAGATTTTGTAAATAATTTTAAACAAAATCCAAACCAATTTAAACTAAAAATAGTTTCTATCTTTAATAATAGAAAAGATGCTTTATTATTTGAAATTAAATTGCATAATAAATTTGAAGTAGCTAAAAACTCAAAATTTTATAATAGATGCAAACAAACAGCATCTGGGTGGACTACTATTGGTTTAAAATTAGAACCTATGTCGGACGAAATCAAAGCTAAATTACGAAATAAACAAACCGGTAAAAGGCATACTCCAGAAAGTAAATTAAAAATGAGTAATTCTGCTAAGAATAGATTGGTGCATCCTTCTCTTGGTAAAAAACGCACTAAAGAAACTAAATTAAAAATAAAAGAATCTTTAAGTGGTAAAAATTTAACAGAAGAACGCAAATTAAATATAAGTAATAGATTAAAAGGAGTACTTAAGGATATACCTCAGAAAAAAGTAGAATGTCCTTATTGTAATAAAATAGGAGGAGCTTCAAATATGAAAAGATGGCATTTAGAAAGATGTAAATTTAAACCAAATTGTTAATAACTTTTTGAAAATAATTAACCTGACATTTTACCGTGTCAGGTTTTTTGATTATATTTACATATCTAATTTTAACTAGAAAAATATAATTATGAAAAAGTTTTTAGAATTTATTTGGGAATTGGTTGGGCCATTAGTAACATATATTTTTGCGTTCTTTTTAGGAATGATAATGTTTGGATGGGTACTTAGTCTTTTTGGATTACTTTTCCTATTCGAACCAACAACACCAGACTTTGTAAAATGGATTGTAGCAATTTTAGATTCTTTTTGCGCAATCATGATAATCTACAGTTGGATTTACGGAGCTTATGAACGGGTTTATAAACAAAACTATGTTTTTTAATATAATACTTATGAAAAAAATTATATTTTACCACACATACCTCGATGGTAACTACAAAAGCATTATACAAGATCAATTAACTAAATTATTTTTAGGTGGTTTATATGATGCATGCGATTCAGTACAATTACATATAGCATCTCCATCTCCGGATAGAATTCAATGGCTTTTAGATATTGTTAAAAACTATAAGAAGATAATTCCTACCGTTATTCAAATTGATAAATCACAGTATCCGGCTGACTATCGAGAATCTAAAATAACGCTATTAAATCTTAAAAAAATGGCAGATGAGGTCGAAGGATACTATTGCTATTTTCATTCAAAAGGCGTTACTACTCGTGAAATATTTCAAGATGAGTGGAGAAATTCATGCGACTGGGTTACATTTTGTGATTGGAGACCTAACATTGAAATGCTAGACAATGGATATGATGCAGTTGGCCCTAACTACAGACGAAGAATAGATGGGTTTCATCCGCATTTTAGCGCAAATTATTGGTGGGCAAATCATCAACATTTAAAAAACTTAAATATTGAGTACTTAGTAGATACTACCGATATTATTCTAGAAGAATTTTGGATAGGTACAATAGATGCAAACTTTGAATCTACATTCGAATGTGGATCAATATATCCACCGATGATTGAAACAGCTATTAATAAATATATAAAAAACAAAGAAATGCACACAATTTTTACTCCACAAACAAGAGAATGGCCAAAGTTGGCAACCCAACAACCAACGGCTTGGGGAAATATACCAACAATCTTGCAAGATTTAATAAAAAGATCAGGTATAAAAACAGAAAAAGCAATCGAATTTGGCGTTGAATTTGGATATTCAACATCTGCCTTTGCAAATTACTTTAACGCAGTAGACGGCGTCGATACCTTTATTGGAGACATACATGCTGGATTAAGAGGAGATATGCTTGAGGCTACTAAATCAAATCTTGCGGAATTTACAAATATAAATCTTATTAGAAGTTCATACGAGGATTATATTAAAGACAATCCTGAGATGTATGATTTGGCCCATGTTGATATTATTCACACATACGAAGATACTTACGCATGTGGAGAATGGTGTATTAAACATGCCGACATTACATTATTTCATGACACTTTATCTTTTCCTGAGGTTTACCAAGCGTGTAAAGATTTAAGTATTAAATATGACCTTAATTTCTATAATTATGAAGAATCTCACGGTTTAGGAATACTTACAAAATTAAAACTTTAACATAATTTTAACAGTTAAAGTTTTCCCGATTCAAACTTATTGATTATACTTACATATCAAATTAAAACAAACACAAAATGATTAGAGTATATTTAGATGACGTAAGAACCCCAGTTGAAAAGGACTGGATTGTTGTTAGAAACTACGAAGAGTTTGTAGATAAAGTTACCGAAATTGGTCTTGAGAACATTGACTTAATTTCATTAGACCATGACTTGGGAGACACTGCAATGGCTGAATGGAAAAGTAATGTTTACAATAATTACGAACTGAACTATGATAATATTACAGAGAAGACTGGAATGGATTGCACTAAATGGCTGGTCAATCAATGGTTGGATGGAGCTCCTATTGTTGATGTTGTAATCCATTCAGCTAATGCAGTTGGTAGTGCAAACATGATGGGTTATATTAATAACTATAGACATATTCATAGATTGCCACAGAATTGCATTCGTGTAAGAATCGAACATACCGTATAACTATGGCATATTATAATGGACCTCGTAGAAAAAAGAAAGTTGACCCAAGTACGGTAAGACAGAGAACATCCCAAGAGGACTTTGAAAACGTACTTGGAAAACTTAAAAAGGAAGATATTAATGTCGACCCTTATTCACAAATTAGAACTATTAACGGAATCCCACACAAGTATAAAGAAGGACAGTGGGTACCACTAACAAAATTATAGTATGGCAGCAGAAGGAAACACATTTGAAGAAATTGAGCGATGGATAGTTAAAACGATAGATTCGTGTACTACACTTTCACAAATAGTACGGTCTCGAAGGTTAATAGATTTATATTGGCAAAAACTTTCAAATGAAACTGAATTAAGTTGGGCAATTAGAGCCCACATTAAAGATAGATTAATAGAACACTATAAAAATACAAAATTAGAATTAATTCAATATAAATCATGAAAACACTAGCAATAAGAATTGGAATCGCAGCATCTATATTTTTAATTACGTATCTACTCGTATCATTTGTAGAATTATCATTTGACATTACTACATGGCCTGAAGAGGCTAGAGTTGTAACAGCTCTATTCGGAGGCGGATTAGGTTTTGCATTATCAACATTTCCTTACGACTTTAAATAATAAAAATGAAGGTATTATTTTTAGACAATGACGGAGTAATATGTCTCTACAATAACTGGGGAGGTCGAGCAAAGAAATGGAGTAAGTATATTAAACTTAATCCTGGACAAACAAGTCTTGCACTGGCTCCGGTTGACATAAGATTTGACGACTTTGACCAAAAGGCAGTTAAGGTATTAAACCAAATCTTGGAAGAAACTGGTGCCGAAATTGTAGTAAGTTCAGATTGGAGATTGCATGCAACCCTTGAGGAAATTGGAGAATATTACCTGGCAAAAGGAATCTTGAAGGCTCCAATAGCATTCACTAAAAGATATATTGGTTGCGACAAACCAGATGAATTCGAATGGTCTCGAAGAACGATGTATGAACAACAGCGATGCATCGAAATCCGACAGTATCTAACTGACCATCCAGAAATTACAAATTGGGTTTGTATTGATGACTTAGAATTAGGAGAAGCGGACAATTATGGAAATGTGCATAAATGGGGTTTAAAAAACTTTGTATGGACACCAAACGAAAAAGAGGGAATTAAACAACAAGGGGTTAAAGATAGGGTTTTACAATTTTTAAATTAAAGGTTATGTTTAGAAGAACAAGAATTAAATTTGCTAAAAAATTTAGACAAGAATTATCTTCGGAAGACTTAAGAGGTTACCGAAATATTCTAAAGTTGTTGTATCACCCTAAGGCAGAAACTCCACTAAAAGACCCTGATGTAGCAAAATTTTATATTCAAGTACCTTCACTTCACTTAGACCTGATTATTGATGTCGAAAAGGCAGAAATTGTTAACACAAAACAAATCTATCCATTGAATTTGAATCCAAAAGTAACGGAGAGAGCTGTTAAAAGAATCATACAAGAAGTTGCTAAACAGAGAGCAGACCTGGAAGAGATAATCCGAGGTAAAAAAGAGACAATATTAACCAAACTTTATACTCAAATAAAATAATGAAGAACAATAACTATATGACCGACGATGAATTTAATGCCTTTTTAGAGGGCATCGGAGGACTTGAAAATGGTTGGTACACTGGACGGGATCCCATCAAGGCTAGAGGTTTCTTTAGTGTTGATAATGGCTGGCTAGGAATAGTACAACGACTTATAGTAGACCTTATTGAACTTGGATGGGACAAACAAATCTGTCAAGTTAAAGAAAAGTTTGGAGGTTTACGATTCTATACAAATGAATGTTCTGATGATATGCACAACCGAATCCGTTTGGCCGAAGATGCATCATATCTTACTTGTGAAAAATGTGGAGAACTAGGAGAACTTCGAGGTGGAGGCTGGATGGCAACCCTATGCGATGAACATGCCGAAGGTCGTGAATCTTATAACAACCCATTTTAATGATTAGACCGCTTAAAGTATTAGTGGCTCCACCTTATGGAGAACTTGAAAAGCAGATGTATCAAGATTGGTTAATTGAAAATGGGTACAAACCATATTTCTTAGGAACCGAATGTAAAAACATCGATGCTCCACTAATACTTTGCGGAGGTGGAGATATTGGTAAAAGTCCAAAACGAGATGCTAGAGAAACCGAATGGATCCGGAGTGCTCTTGAAAATGGCCAACCAATAATTGGAATTTGCAGAGGAATGCAACTCTTAAACCACTACTTTGGTGGAGAAGTAACAAATATATCCGAACCACTTACTGAAAATCATCTCAATGATACATTTGATGATGATGATGACCATTCATACAGACTATCCGAGTTTCATCACGTTTATGATAATGATGGAGATCTTATAGAGGTTAATTCTCGACACCATCAATATTGTAGTAAGATAGCAAAAAACTTTGAGATTACCCATGCTTCGGAAGATGGAATAGTTGAAGGAATAGAGGATGTTGCTAGAAAGATTTGGGCAGTGCAATGGCACCCTGAACGTGAAGAATGCGAGAGCAATGAATATCCACTCAATAAACTTTAACATAATTTTAACACTCCCGATTTTCCGGAATCATACATATTGATTATATTTACATTATAATTAAAACAACAATTTAAAAACAACTCACATGAAAACAGTAATTGGAAGTATTTTGGTAGAATTAAGTGTCGACACAATCATGATTAAAGATGCTAAAACGTTAGATTTAATAAGAGCTAAAACGGTTAATGCAAACGATGCTGTTGATACCTACAAAGAATTAGTAGTGACACTTACTGAGAAACATAAAAATTTAATAGCAAAAGAACAAGAAAATGATTAAGACACAAACAAACACCTACGATTCATCGACGATTAATGCATCAACGTATGAATATAAATCAAAGACTCTTTATGTTGTTTTTTGTCATGCAACATATCAATACATGGAAGTACCTGAAGAGGTCTATCAAGAATTCGCTAATGCCAAATCACAAGGAATTGCCCTAAACGAATTGATTAAAGGCAAATTTGATTTTGAAAAACTAGAGGAATAGGATGGGAAATTTTATAGTACATAAAGACCTTAAAACCGTTGAAATCTTAATGAGCTACCAGCGGTTAGAAGATGGCAATGAACTACCTAGGGTAATTGCTCTTGGTAAATCAAAACAAAGACCATATACTTCAGAGAAATGGAGTAATCGCGGTGAAGTAACCTACAAGACATCTTATAATAAGAAGACTGGACAGGTTGTAGAGAATTATTATTTGATTTGGGGAGTTGATGACCGATTCGAAGAGTCAGGATTCCAGCACCTAACAACCAAATCCGGCAGAAAGGTAAGTTTTAAAAGTGCCTTAAAAATCTTTAATGATGCAAGAGTTGCTACAGAATTTATAAACTTTTCTAGGATTTAAAATATAAATAGAAATACTATTAATTTATGACACCAAAAGAAAAAGCAAACGAAATAGGAAATGCTATGTATAATGGAAGTGTGTTTGATTATGACAAGCAAGGACATTTAAAAGAAAAAGAAAATGCCAAACGATGTGCATTAATAGCAGTTAATGAGCTAATAAAAGAAACTGGAAAGAAATATTGGTACGATGTAAAAACAGAAATAGAAAACCTATGACACTAAACGAAAGATTCCAACAATGGTTTATTAATGATGTTGAAGAGCATTATGAAGGAATGGTAGAACTTGTATCTATCGAACATGAAAGGCTAGCAGGTTTATTTGCTATTGAATTTGCAGAATGGTGTATATTTAATGAGGTAAATAAATCTCCTAACTATTCTTATAAAAAACTATTAGAAATCTATAAAAAAGAAAAAGGATTATGAAGTACATTTCCCTGGATATCGAAACCACAGGATTAGACCCTGAAAACTGTCAAATTTTAAGTATTGGAGCAGTGATTGAAGACACACTGAATCAACTTCCATTCGAAGAGCTACCAAAATTCCACGCGGTTATTAAACGTGAGAGCGTTTATGGTAGTATCTTTGCCTTAAATTTAAACAAGGATTTAATTCAGGCGATGAAGGACCATTCTGAAGCCCGTACCGAAGATGAAAAGAAACTGGTTGAGGAATCATTTGGAGCCAAGTTTTATCATGAAGATGAGGTTGTAGAGGCACTATATCAATTTTGTTACAGAAATGGTTTGGTTGATTTAGACCCTAACTTTTTGAATAAACAAATGAAAGTTGTCGACGGTATTGCATATCCAATCTTAGGTTCGAATATGGTAAAAACCTACCTGAACTGCGCTGGTAAAAACTTTGCAGGATTTGACAAGAAATTCTTAGAGAAACTTCCAAGATGGAAACAAGTCTTTTCAATTCGTAGTCGAGTATTGGACCCAGGAATCCTATTTGTTGATTGGATTAACGATGAGAGCGTTCCAGGATTAGACGAATGTAAAAAACGTGCAGGAATCGATGGTGTGGTAACTCACAATGCAGTCGAAGATGCAATGGATGTAGTAATGTTACTTAGAAAATGTTACAAGGCATGACAACAAGTTTTACATTAACTGAAAGACAGGAGAGGGAACTCCAAGAATGGCAAGCAAAGATTAAAGAACTCTTTGGAGAGTACGGTCACTATGATTATACATTCACTCCTTACGGAATGGGCATGGGATTAAAGGTTAAGAGCCATAAAACTGGAACAACATTAGATATAAGTCACGAAGAGGATTGGTAATATGAGAGAGAAATATATAACTATAGAAACAGCCAAACTGGCAGCCGAAAAAGGATTTAACATAGAAACCAGGAATTCTGACTATATGGTAGATGGAAACTATCCTGGAGAAGTTGGAGCATGTATCAGTTGTACAGAATATGTACCATGTCCAAACCAGGCCCTCTTACAAAAATGGTTGCGAGAGGTACATCAAATCTACGTAGACGTCGATATTGACCAGACAACATACCCTAAATTTTGCTACATGATTAGTAGATTTATTGGAAATCCAACCGATTTAGCGGCTGAGGAATGGGATTGGCAAAACCTTCCAAATGGAGTTGATTGGGGACTACACAGAAGTTGGGAAGATGCCCTTGAGGAAGGATTATTTGAAGCACTAAAATTAATATAAGATATGGAACCAGAATTAGACATATTCGACGAATGGGCCGAAAAAAGAGAAAAGGAATCTTGGATTGTAAGAAAACTAAAATACATTCCAGCTTGGTGGAATCATGATGGCAAGTATTTACATATAACTATCAAGCGAGGAATACAAAGTGTTTGGTATTGGTTACCTATCATTTGGAAGGACCGACATTGGGATTCTCATTACATCTTTGATATAATGAAACATAAATTATCTGCTCAAGCCGATTATATTGGTCGTAGAGATTTACATACCAGAGCCCAAGAGGATGCCCGTACTATGAGATTATGCGTTAAGTTAATGGGACTGGTTCAAGACGAGTTTTATAGTTCTGAGTACTCTGATTATCACAAGACAAAACATTGGTTTGAACCTGTTCCGGACAAACCAACACTATCATCTTGGGAGTCCAAATTGTTGGAAGAGAACTTTGATGACTACTTTAAAAAATACCCATTGATTTATAAAAGAGTTCTAGCTGGAGAGGGAGTTTTTGGTAGAGAGGGTCGCGAAGAGGACAAACAAATTATTGCAATGAACATCGGACATATTAATCATGACAGAGCAAGAAAATTATTATTCAAATTAATGGAACAAAATATCGAACGCTGGTGGATGTAACACTTGATTAATTATACAAAGGTCTCCTAATACATTCAGTTTTATTTTGTTGTTATCTTAAAATGGTTTGTCTGGAGACCTTTTCTTTTATGTTTGAGATATATAATCTAACAACAAAATAAAACTCAAACACAATGTATATCTACAAGATAACTAACACAATCAACAACAAAATTTATATTGGATTATCTACAAAATCAGTAGAAAAATCAATTAATTATCTAGGCTCGGGCGAAATACAGAGCAGGGCTATAAAAAAATATGGCAAAGAACACTTTATCAAGGAAATACTGGAAGATGGAATTTCATGTATGCAAATACTAAGTGAACGTGAAATCTATTGGATTAATAAATATAATTCAACGGATCATTATATAGGGTATAACATTACAAAAGGAGGAGAGGGATTCAGATCAAATCATACCCAAGAAGCTAAAGATAAGATTAAAAAATTCTTTAAAGGTAAAAGTTATGAAGAACTTTTTGGAGATATGGCAGAAGCTGAAAAAATAAAAAGAAAAAAGGTTACCAGAACACAGGAGCAATACAAAGAATGTGGCAAAAGAATATCGGAGAAAACGAAAGGAATTTCTAGAGGTGCATTTAAAACTTCAACATGTCCTCATTGTAATTTATCGGGTGGAGTTAATATAATGCAACGTTGGCATTTTGAAAATTGTAAAAATAAAATAAAATGATAGGATTTATAATTTATTTTGTAATTGTAGGTATATATGCCGCATACGAATTACATAGTGCTCCCCATTTAGATGATAATGGAAACGAGATTAAAAAAGAGACCAAAACGGACAATCTTCTTGAGTTTGACGAAGACGAAGAATTCTTAGGTTAAAACTTTAACATAATTTTAACACTCCAGACTTTCGGGTTTGGAGTTTATTGTTTATATTTACACTATAATTAAAACTAAACAATATGAACACAGAAATCATTACAGAGGCAATCAAAAGAGCAAAAGACGGAGTAATTAACTTGGGTACCGCAAATGGTTGGAACAAATCAACAGGAGACCAATATCAAGCCCTACAAGAATTTAAAGTACCTGGGTCAGGAACTTCTAGAAACTTAGGTAGATGTTATAATGAGTATGGATTTGATGTCCTTATTGAAGACCAGACCTACACTGTAATTCATACTGTCGATTCAGGAGATTAATATGACACGAATTAATGCACATATCCGACCGATAAAATTATGCGACCAGCACCTTGTTGCAGAGTATCGAGAAATCCTGAGGACTAATGCTCTTGCAATTAAAAGGGCCAAGAAAGAGGGAAAGTCGATGTTAGGCAATATTCAACAATCTTTTACACTTGGTAGTGGACACGTTACATTCTTTTATGACAAATTGTTGTATATCCATCTCAGGTTTAATGCTCTTAGAAGTGAACTGATTAATCGAGGGATGAATGCCACAATTGAATGGCAGTTAGATGAGATAGAGGAGTTCAAATGGTTATACAATGACTGGCCGGAAGACCAAGAGGCTGATCAATTAATTGTTGCAAGAATCTTGGAAAGGGCCCGAACTATGAAAAAGATTTCGCATACTTCTAAGAATATTGACTACGAAACATATTGTGAAATTTTAACATAAATTTAACACAAAATAGTTTCCGGATTCAAAACTATTGATTATATTTACATATCTAATTAAAACAAAGAAATCATGACAAAGACACAAACAATCGGGCTAATTGAATTAACAACACAAAGACAGGCAAATAATGGAACTCAATGTTTTCATGACCCAATCACTGGATGTGATTATTTAAGCTATGAAAGTGGATATGTCCGCCGTAAATATTCTGGTTTAAGTTATCGTGGATATGCACAAAGCACGATGTATCAATTAAATAAAACCCAAAGGGTCCTAAGAGAATCAACATACACTCCTGGTAAATTTTATGATTGTGTTGAACGTATTATGGAAATGAACCTTGAGAGCAGAATCGATATAATCGTTAGAGCAACTACAAATTTCCGAAAATATTTAAGAAAATACCAAAAAAAATAATATGAAACTATACACAGAAAAACAGGTTAAAGAGCTCCTAGGAACCCAAAGAGGTAATTGTTACGTTGCAGTTCTTTCAGAAACTAAAGATGAAAAAATTGCAAGTTTAGCAGGCTCTGCACCAATCCCAGCCGGAGAAGCATTCGATCAAATGTATGGAATCGACCCGGAAGCCCTAATAAAAGAGGACCAAGAGGATGGAGAATTACAAAGAAACTTTGAAGGGTTTCAAAAGTCAAGAGAATCTGCAAAGACCTCTTATAATGCAACGGTTCCGACACTTAATTCAATGGTGGATAAAATTGTTAACTTGAAGGAATTGATAGTCACCTTAGCAATGCAAGGTTTATCAACAGAAAAGGCAGTAAAACGTCTTGCAAAACTTGATAATAGTTTTACGGCACTTGCAAAAAAATCAGATGCATATAAATCTGAATTGGACAGACAAGATGCCCTGATTAAGAACTATAGGGACTGGAATGAACGCAAATTGTTTATGCATTGGAAGTATTTAACTCACTTCGGAGTAACTTCTGAACCTTGGTTAGATTGGAAGAAACAATTTGTTGATGTAATGATATAATAATAGAAGAACTTGCTACATAACACGGCGCCAAATTAATTGTGACATGTACTATCTGGAAGGTCAGGTCAAGTTCTTTAGATTTACCAATGCTTGCTGTTAGGCTAACGACATACGAAAAAGGGTTTATAGTACGATTAGCAAACCAGAAACCCTGCTCTTGTAAAAGCTCCGTAACTGATAACTCGGTAAGCTACAAGAAAGACCCAGATTGGTAAATTAAAAATGGCTCTGCAGAGCTAGGAGATGCTGGATGCTGCTGTACTGTACAAGCATGAGGTTCGATTCCTCAATCTCCACTAAAAACTACTTGAGTAGGTGGGAGTGGTCAATCAACAACCCAAAGAAGTTTCAGGTAAAACTATATTTAAAACGGGATGGCCGCGCCCATATAAGTAAGTAGGAAGTTAGTGTTTTTTAGGAAGATTGATTCAGTTTTTAACATTAGCGAAATGGTCAGTTGGCGGAATTGGTAGACGCTACAGTGGGACGACACCACTCTATAAAAACAGTGTAAGTTTTTTAGTAAAGGCCTTTGCTAAAAATGTAGGTTCGAATCCTACACTGACCACAATGAGTTGATTACTCAGATGGATGCGCCTATCCTCAAAGGCGCCGACATACTCTTGGGCGCAGGCAAGAGCGTAGTTTGAAATTCAGTTTTGTCGATATAACAACTGAGCTCGGAAGGCAACAAATTTCGTGAGGCTTAATCAGCCATAATTGCATTAGTCAGGTGGTGTAACGGTAGCAATTGCTTGCAGAGTCAAGCGGTGCAGGTTCGAATCCTGCTCTGGCTTCAAATTGTTAATAACTTTTTAAAAATACTTCACAAAAAGTTTTCAGGATTCAAATATATTGATTATATTTACATTATAATTAAAACAAACAATTTATGACAAATTTAGAACAAATACAAGAATTCGTAGATGCACAAAATGCTACAAACTCAAACACTGACAAGTTAAATGTACTTAAAAAGTATGCCAACAACGAAGCAGTTCGTAATGCTTTAGAATACACATACAATACGTTTAAACAGTATGGAGTAACTTCAGCTAATTGCAAGAAGAATTCTAATTTAGTTAAATATGGCTACAGCGATCTTTTTAAACTATTGGATGATTTATCAATAAGATTTATTACAGGACATACTGCAATTAGTTTGGTAAATGGATTCGTAGAAGCAAATAAGAAACACGAGGATTTGATTTTCTCTATTATTGATAGAAACCTTAAGACCCGTTCTACAACCTCTATGATTAACAAGGTAATTCCTGATTTAATTCCTACATTCGATGTTGCATTGGCCAATTCTTATGATGAGAAAATGGCAAAGAAGGTAGACTTTAATGATACTTGGTTTGTAAGTCGTAAATTAGACGGATGTTTGCATAAGGATTCTATTATTGAATTTGAAGATGGTACAAAGTTAACTATAAAAGAAGTAGTAGACAATAGAGTTAAAGGCAGAATTAAATCATACAATACGCATTCCAATAAAATAGAATTTAAAACTATCAAAGATTGGATGGTTAATTTAGATGATATTAGCGGAGATAATTCAGAATGGTTTGAGATTGAATTAGAAGATGGCAAAAAAATAAAACTGACTGGAAATCATAGAGTGTGGTTGCCCGAATTAAAATGCTGGAGAAGAACTGATGAATTAAATGGAGATGAAAAATTATTAATCACCGTCTAATTTTTTACTCGAAAAATAAAGATATATAACTTAAATAAAAATTTAAGATTATGTTTGATTTCGAATGTATTTGTGGCAAAAAATTTGATAGAAAACCTCAATTAAAAGGACATTCTGCTAGATGTGAAATTTATCTAAACAATGTTAAATCGTATAGGGATTCAATAACTAAAGAGTATTTGTATGAAATGTATTTTATCAATGGACTATCAGCGCTTCAAATTGCAAAGAAACTTAATTATCCAGGAATAGGTGCCGGGCAAATAATAAGCAAATTAAAAGAGTTTGGTTATGATACAAGGTCTTCTAAAGGAGCCGCCAATATGGATTCATGCAGAAAACTATATGAAGAAACATGCCTAAAAAAATATGGAGATACTAATGTTTTGGGTAAAAATAGTTATAAGTTTGAAGAAAGAAACAATACAGTGATTGAAAAATATGGAGTTAGTAATGTATTCCAATCTTTAGAAATTAAAGATAAAATAACAAGTACTATTTTTGAAAAATATGGAGTTTTAAATGCTGTTCAAATTCCTGGAAGATACATGAACTCGGGAAGAAAATCAAAGCCACACATTAAAGTAGAACTATTATTAAATGAATTAAATATAAATTTCACATCTGAAGATAATACGTATGATTTTACAATTGATGGATATAATCCTAGACCTGATATTATTATACCAAGTTTAAATATTGTGATTGAAATTAATGGAGATTATTGGCATGGAAATCCTTTGAAATACAAAGAGAATGATATTATTTGTAAATGGGGTGGAGATGTTATTGTTAAAGAAATTTGGGAACATGATAAAAAAAGAAACAAACAAATAGAATCGTTCGGGTTTAAAGTTATTGTTTTATGGGAATCAGATATTAAAGAACTAAATAGTGAAAAGTTATGGAAAATGTTAGAATTAAATCAATTAAAAAATTAAATAAAAGTTACGACAAATATGACCTTCAAGTAGAAGATAATGAAAATTTCTTTGCAAATGACATATTAGTACATAACTGCCGATGTATTTGTATCATTAATGAGAATGGAGAACCTACATATTTCTCTAGAGCTGGAAATGAATTCCTAACTCTTAAGAACCTGGACGCTGAGATTATCTCATTAGGCCTAAAGAATATGGTTATTGATGGAGAAATTTGTATGTTGGATGCTAATGGAAATGAAAATTTTCAAGGTATTATTAAAGAAATTAAACGTAAAGACCATACAATTGAAAATCCATTCTTTTATATGTTCGACCTCCTAACAATGGATGAATTTGTTAAAAAAGAGGGTACTACACCTTTCTCAGTTAGAAATGTTCAATTGGATAACCTTTTCTTTCAAAGAGAATTTAATCATATTGATTATTTGCCACAAACAATTCTTATTGATGAGCAAATGTTAATGTTTCATGTTACAACTGCAAAAGAGAACGGATGGGAAGGACTAATGTTACGTAAAGATGCTCCTTACCAAGGAAAACGTAGTAATGATGTACTTAAGGTAAAACAATTCTACGATGCAGAATATATTGTAGTTGACATCGAGAATGCAGTCAATAGAGTTATTGTTGACGGTAAGGAGGTTGAAGAGATGATGATGAGAAACGTTGTAATCGAGCACAAAGGTTACAGAGTTCAAGTTGGTAGTGGATTTAACCACGAACAGAAACGTTACTACTTTGAGAATCCTAGAGAAATCATTGGAAAACAAATAACAGTACAATTTTTTGAAGAATCATTCACCGATAAAGGAATCTCTTTAAGATTTCCAACCGTAAAAGCAATATATGAAAATGGAAGAGATTGTTAATCCTTATGTGGCAAGTTTCTTAGAGAGAAACTCATTTAAAACTGTTAAAAGTAATCAATTTGTTAATGGACTTTGTATAGTAACGGTTCTTCCGGAAATCTACAAAATTAATTTTACAAATTATGATGGAGATTTTGAAATGTACACTGATTCATGGTCACTTCCGCATTTGGTTGGAGTACTTACATGGCATGACCTTTTAGACCGAAACTATACAAAATAAGATGACAATTAGAAACTATAAGAAAGCATATTGGATTGGAAGAGATTCTTTTGGCAAAATGATTTATGCTGGAGATACTGTCGAGGTTTGGTTACCTTGGGAAACTGGAAGTCCACATCAATCTAAAGTACTTTGGAATCGTTTAGATGGTGCATTTATTGATGCCCATCCGGCTCATAATGCAATTCATAAAAAAGTACATCACCGAGACTTACGTTCATATATTGGAACCGAACCTGTTCCTATTTGGCACTATGAAGACGATGAAGATGAAGGAACTATCACTGGATATAAACAAGGTTATGTAAAAAAAGTTAAATCATTTAACGCACAATAAGATGGCAAGACAAGTATCAACAACAGTATGTACAAATTGCTTAGAAGATTTTCCTAGCAAAGACTTATACACAGTTTCCCGGAAGGCTCATCGAGGAGTCGAAACAAATCATGACGAGTATTATGCACCTTATTGTACAAAGTGCCTAAAAGACAAGGCATCCTACCTAAAAATTATTAGTGAGCCTAAAAGCATGAAATTAAAACAAAAGAAATAATATGGACGAACAAGAATTAATATTAGAAGAGGCATTATTCAGATTTTCACAAGATGGTAATTGTTTATCAATCCCGGATGCAGCAGAATTCTTAGAAATAGAAGCACATTCAAGTCTTGGAATTGATAGAGACAATGATTGTTTCTTTATCTTAAAGACCGAAAAATGGTCAGTAGATTCTATAGAAGACCTTGAAAAATTATTTAACAGAATTAGAAAAGTAGTACTAAATGGAAAAGAATAAAGTATTTGTCGGACAGGAGTTCCGAACTAACCCACAATCAGCCATTCCAGGTGGAAGTGTAGTTGAGGTTCATTATGCAACCAGAATTAAAGTGTATGATAACATTAAGAACCCAAAGGCCTATGTTAAATATATTACGTCAAATAGCGATGAGCCAGTTATTTCAATATTAGTAGATGGAAAAACATTTAATTCTTGAAACTTTATTTAAAGCTCATATATAAATTAAGAATTTAAAAACCAAACAAGATGGAAGATTTATTAAATCAAATCGTAGAGGCTGTTGATTCTATTAGAGTAGACGCTGCTAAATTTGAAGAAAAACAAAATGGCGCTGCAGGAACAAGAGTTCGTAAAGCAATGCAAACTATTAAGACTTTGGCTCAAGATGTGAGAACTCATATCTCTGAAGCTAAAAATGCTTAAAACAATATTTTAAAGGATACGTTCAGCAAACTAACAAACTTGACTTTTATTCAAACAACAGTTATCCTGTAAATTTAGGCCGGTGGTGGAATGGTAGACACATCATCCTTAAACGGTGACGCTTATGCGTGAGGGTTCGACTCCCTTTCGGCCTACAATCTTAAAACCAGTTCGCGTTGAGGTATCAAGTAGTGGCGTGCGGTAACGATGAAACAGTCGTTGAGTCTTTCAGAACAAGACATAAAAGAATTCGAAACCTTGGAATAGATAAGTATTCCTAAAGCTACCACTGAAGGTGATGTTGGTGACCTTCTAAAACAAACAGTGTCTCGGTACGCTCTGGCTTTCAGAAGTTCAACGACGAGGTCTCGGTAGGCAGAAGGCCTCTGACCTATCCAAACTAAAGGGACTCTGTAAAGGGTCCCTTTTTTAATTTAGAAACAAATCTAAAATATAGAATATAAATATAAAAATTAGCACTATGAAAAATGCACTATTATATTGGCCTCGATTCTTTAAAGAGGCATGGATTACCCGTAAATATTACAAAGCAGTTAAGGCCGTCGAGCCAGAACTTACCGCTGCCGGACTTAGAGTTGACATGATTGGTCGAATTTATGGTGTTGTAGAAATTCAAAATGAATTTTTAAGTCAACCAGACATGGTACAACAATCGATAGTATTTCAACAATTGGGACCTATCAATGACATTTTAATTAAATACGGACTTTCAGACCTTTCATATCCTGAAATAAGTAAAATTCCAGGAAGTGCACAGTATCTTGTTGTACTATATCCTGACAATGATTACTTTACATGGACTGCCGTAGTTAGAAACATCCTATTTGCCGGAATCGTAGCAACTATTGGATTCTTTATTAATTGGATAATTTCAATGTTTTAATGGAGTCTATTGAACGGGTAGAAATTAATGGCCGTCGATATTATAAAGTAACTCAAAACGGATTAGTGCTTGGAACCTATCCAAGTATGACAACAATTCTTGGAAATACAAAGGACCAAAGCGGACTGGACGAATGGCGAGACAAGATTGGACATGAAGAGGCCGATAGAATCTCAAATCTATCGATGAATCGAGGTACTATTATGCACCGTCTCCTAGAATTATACAAAGGACTCGAAGGTACGCCGAATCAACGTTTAGCCCAATTGATATTCATATCAAAGACCGATAAAGAAGTCAACCAGTTCAATGAGGATCCCTTAGGGGAAACATGGTTAAAGGCTGGTTGGGAATTCTTCTTGAAGTTCTGGACCCACCATCCAGATTTCTTTGATCGAGTTGTCAAGGTACTTGCTGCTGAGAAATTTATATGGTCAGGTCGAGGATATGCAGGAACTCTGGATAATGCTTCCGAAATGGTTGGAAACAAAATCTTAATTATAGACTATAAAAACAGTCGAAAGCCCAAACGGGACGAGTGGATTGAAGATTATTTTTGTCAAGTCGCAGGGTATGCAATAGCATTTTGGGAACGTACTGGAAATGTACCATCAGGCTGTGAAATTTGGATCGCTTCAGAAACAGAAGACAAACCACAAATATTTGCACTAACGCAGGGAGACATAAAACATTACTTTAAAGAATTTATGAAACGATTAAACCAATATAATGAAGAAAACGAAACAATTGAAGAAAAATAAGGAGTTTCTTTATAACTACCTTAACGCATACTCTCCAGTAGCCCAAGAAACAGAGGGTCAAAAGATCTGGGAAGATTATGTTAGACCATTAGTAGATGGTAATGTAAAAACTGACGCGTATGGAACTACATACGCCCTACTCCAGAAAAAATCAAAAAATGGAGATTACGTACCAGGATGGACGCCTAAAGTTGTAATTGAAGCACATTGTGATGAAATTGCATGGATTATTACCCATATTGAAAGCGATGGAATGATCCGTGTTAAAAGACATGGTGGAAGTGATAATATGATTGCACCTTCTAAAACGGTAATGATACACACTCATGATGGTAGAAAATTGAGAGGACTTTTTGGATGGCCAGCAATTCATACCCGAAAAGAATACACTTCAATGGGTTATAATCCAGAAGAATTATGGGTTGATATGGGTCTTAAAGACAGGGAGGCTGTTGTAAAAGCTGGTGTTGAGGTTGGAAACCTTATTACATTTGACACCCAATTAGAGGAGATTGGAGACTACTATGTAGGTCGATCATTAGATAATAAGATTGGTGGTTATATTATTGCCGAAGCACTTAGAAAGCTGGTAGAGGAAGATGTGAAATTACCTTATGATTTATATGTAGTAAATTCTGTTCAAGAGGAGGTAGGACTTCACGGAGCCACCTTAATTGCAAAAACACTTCAGGCTGACCTGGCCCTGGTTCATGACGTTTGTCACGCAACCGATACTCCTAAAATAGACAAGGCAAAAGATGGAGATAATAAAGGTGGAGAGGGTCCATGCCTGGAGTACACTGCACAAAACCACCGAAAAATTAACAAAATGTTAAGAGAAATTGCAAAGGATAAAAAGATTCCGGTTCAATTAACAGTCGGTTCAATGGGTAATGATACAATGTCCTTCTTTTTAGAGGGTACACCAACTGCAATCTTGGCGACTCCCCTACGATACATGCATACTACTGTAGAGGCAGCTCATAAAAAAGATGTTAAGTATGCTATACGATTATTTGTCGAGTTTTTGAAGGCATTAACTCCTGAAAAGATAAAGGAAATAAATAATAAATAATCTATAAGGTCCTTGGTAGAAAGATATATTTGGTCGTTCTCTTATTTCATGTTCATATCCAAGGACCTTTCTTTTAAGCTTCATAAAAAATAAAGATATATATTATAACGACTAAATATATTTTAAAATTATGAACATATATCACTATGTGTATAGGATTACCAACACAAAACTCAGAAAACATTATTACGGCACAAGGAGTTCAACTACAGAACCATCTAAAGATTTAGGTGTCAAATATTTTTCAAGTTCATCAGACAAAGAATTTCGCGATGACCAAAAGATTAATCCACAGGATTACAAGTATGTTATTGTCTCCGTTTTTAATTCGCGAAAAGAGGCTTTAGAACTTGAAATTAAACTACATAATAGATTTAATGTAGGGTTTAATGAATCTTTTTATAATAGAGCAAAGCAAACTTCTACTTTTTATAACAAAGAAGGAATTCCACTATCAGATCATCATAGAGCTAAGATGTCTAGAAAATTAAAAGGTAGGGTTTTTAGTAAGCAAACATTAGAAAAAATGAGATTAGGCCAATTAGGAAACAAATTGTCAGAAGAAACCAAAGCTAAAATTAAGAAAAAACAACAAGAGTTTAATTATAAACCTTCCGAAGAGTTTAAAGAATATTTAAGAGAATTAAATACAGGAGTAAACGTTTATCATGACCCAAATACCAAAGAGAATAGGAGATTCAATAATATTGATGAAGTACCTAAAGGTTGGATTAAAGGTCAATCAATTGTGAAAACTGCAAAATGTATACATTGTAATAAAATTGGCAATAAAGCAGCAATGGTTAGATGGCACTTTGACAATTGTAAAAAGAAACAATAGACCGATTCTTAATATAATCCCTAACACCTGAAAAAATAAAAGAAATAAATAATAGGTAAGATGAAAAAATTAAAAACATTAGAGCAAAATAATGCCATGGCATTTTCTGCAAGCAGGGTATATTTTAATGAACCACGATTAAATGGAATTGCATGTCCTAAATGTGGGAGCGAATTATTTGATTCACAACCTAACTCAATACTAACATCAAATCCACCACAAAAAAATACAAAGTGTTCGAGCGAGAAGTGTGATTACATTGGATATAGATTTATTTAAAAGAGATAAATAATAAATAACAAAACTAACAATTATGAACAAAATTAATCAATTTTTTGCGACACATGGTCTTAAAGTTATTGCAGTGCTACTAGTACTTGTATATTTTAAATCATGCAGTATTGACTCTGAGGTAACAACCTTAAAGAAAGTTAATAAGGCAAACACTGAAATCATTAATCAACTTCCAACATCAAAGGATGTTAAAATTGAAGGATTAAACGCTGAGAAAAGAATGATACAGGCAACGGACAGAAAAATTCTGGATGTTCAAAGACAAAATCAAATCGAAGCAGAAATAGAGGCATTGCAGAAATCTAAGTAATGGCTATTGAGAAAAGAACCCAAGGATTTGGCAGCGATCTAGCGAAAGCTGCCAAATTTGTTAGAGCCGACATTGCAGCCGACAGGATTGCAAAGGCACTGGGTTATGAAGATTGTGGATGTGCTGGTCGAGCTGAGGCCCTAGATAATCCGGATCTATTAGTTAATAAGATTTTTTATAAAAAACAAGAAGACGATGAAATCAACAAAGAGCAAGGCAGTTAATAGATTTATAATTGGAACGTTCGTTTCACTTTACCTATTAGTGAGTATCATATCAACAATTCACGTGGTTGACTTTTTTAAATTGTCAAATCCAGAATGGTTAGCAATTTCATTAGCAATTGGATTTGAAGTTGGGGCTGCAGCATCTTTAGCTGCCCTAATTACACTCGATAAAATGAATAAGACTCTAGTATGGGGTCTATTTATTTTAATTACGTTAATGCAGATGCAGGGAAACATGTACCATTCTTATACAAACATTAAAGATTATCAAGGATGGGTAGAATTATTTAACCTGATAGAATGGGAACCTATAGCACAAAAAAGGTTACTTGCAGGTGTTTCAGGAGCAATCCTACCAATCGTAGCTCTTGGATTTATAAAATCATTGGTAGATTATATTAAACCAGAAGATGATGTAGAACCAATCCGGGTTGAAGACTTAGATGTAATTCATGAAGAGGTTGAATCAATGAGAAAGGTTGTTGATTCATACGATTCTTTACAAGATGAAATTTATGACTGGGAAAGGGCTTCTCTTGAAGATTTTGTTGATGAGGAAGATTTAATTGAAGAATTAGCTAAACGTACCGAATCTAATAACACTCCAATAGAATTTGATGTAATAGATGTTAAAGAAGAACCTGGATTAATAGATAAAAGCGGAGAATCTAGAACAATAAGTGCACCTGATGTTATGCAAGTATATGATAATGTACATAGAAACTTTGTACCTATTAAAGAAAAAAATGTATGCTAATTGAAGTCCTATTTGAAAAGGTAAAACTATCAAAACCATATATTAGTAAGAAAATAGAAGCAACTGCCTTACGTGCAATTCTTGATTCAGCACATCAAACTGCGTATAGACTCTATTTAATTGCGAATGGTATCAAAGAGCTTCAAAAATTTGCTTCAATATCTAGCAATGAGTACTTACTAACTGCAAATGTTGTAACTGAGTGTGGATTTATTGGAGAGGCTAAAACTCAAATTTGGAATGTAATTCACTTACAACCGCTCCAACTTAAAAAACCAAAATACATTTTGAGATGTGAACTGATTCATCTTATGTCTAATAAGACAGTTTATAGATGTATTTTTGAACATAAAAATCCTGAAGTAATTTATAACCAAGTACAAGAATGTATTGATAATTTAAAAAACATATTAGAATGAGAAATTTATTAAAAAGAGGAGATAGTGGCGAAGATGTTAAGTTGCTACAAAAAGCCTTAGGAGTTAAAGTTGATGGAACCTTTGGTCCAGGAACAGAATTGGCAGTTAAGAATTTTCAAGGAAGCCATGGTTTGGCAATTGATGGACTTGTTGGTCCTACTACACAAAGATTAATTTTTGGTGCAGACCTTGAAAAACACCTAGACAGCGAAATTACATTAAATGCTTTTGAGATTTATTATCTTGATAAAGATGAGTACCACGCAGGGCCTAATAAGCCAGAGTACTTATTCCTACATCATACAGCAGGAGGAGACAACCCACTTGCAGTTGTAGACCAGTGGAATGATGATACTAGAGGTAGAATTGCAACTGAGTTCTTAATTGGAGGACCTTCAGTTAATGGTAAAAATACAAAATATGATGGTGTAATTGTAAAATGCATGCCAGATGGAGGATTTGGAGCCCACCTAGGAGATAATGGTTCTCAGCACATGCATAATAATTCCGTTGGAATTGAAGTATGCAATTTTGGACCACTAACAAAGGTTGGTAATGTTTTTAAAACATATACAGGAACAATAGTCCACCCAGACCAAGTATGCGACCTAGGATATAAGTTTAGAGGTTTTCAATATTATCACAAATACTCAGAGGCTCAAATCGAATCACTTAGAGAACTTATACTATTCATTAAAGAACGTAATGGTATTAATATCAAAAAAGGACTTGTTGAATGGTTAACCACTAAAACACCAACCGAAGCGTTTGAATTTAGTAAAGATGCATGGGCCGGAAAGGTTAAAGGGTTATTGACTCATACAAACACAAGACGCGACAAGACAGACATGTCACCTCAACCAGACCTAATTAAAATGCTAAAATCACTATAGGATGAAACTATCCTAAAATATATTATATAATAATTTTAAATCAAAAACAAATAAAAAATGGCAAAAGAAAGCGTATTAGACCAGAATCCAGAATCTGAAAGAGTTTTTACCCAAGAATCAGTTCTTGGAAATGAAGGACCTCAGGCTGCAATTCCAACAAATGAATCCGGTGCTGAAGAAATCACACCGATCTTCGATCAAATTGAAGATATGAATCCAGCAGGTGCAGTAAATGTATTAATCCAAGCTGCTCAAATGGCACAATCTTCAGGAGCTCTTACCGTAAGAGATTCAGTTATGGTTGCTAAAGCAATTTCAGTTTTACAACCTGGTTCTATATAAGAATCAGACCGGATTAGATTTTAAAAAGACCTTAAGCAATTAAGGTCTTTTTTGTTTTTAAATCTTTAATAAATATAATGAAACAAATAGGAACAACCCTATATAAATTATAAATCTAACGAATGGGAACAATTAAAACCTCCGTCAAAGAATTCTTAAGCTGCTTCAAACAATTTTCATTTAATGTAATTAATAAAGAAAAAAGCACTGAAAATATTAAATTTAATAGGGACACTGAATCTTACAAGCAATCAGATTCTCATCTTTATAAAATGTTACAATCTGCAAAAAAGGAACTAGCCGCTGCAGTAAAATTATGTAAACATGGGAAGATTACTTCGGAAGAACTTTTTGATTATGAATGGAGAGTAAATGAATTAGAACAAGAAATAAAAGACCTAAAAGATTTCACAGATAACGAGAGCGTTTAACTTAAAATTTTATATAATGATTAACAAAATCAAGGCAACTTTTGCCGCAATCGGTTCCATTGGAGTGCTAATGCTTACAGTTAGTGTAATGTTATGGGCTTTTACAAAATATCCAGGTGGTGTACTAGAGATTCTTATAATCTCGTGGTTCACATTTATCGGGTACAAAGCGTACACATTCTTTCTAACAAGATTTGACAAAGAATCAGAAGACGAGCAAATCAATAGTTAATATAAATTAAAACAAATGAGAAAATTAATCATATTGATGTTTTTACCATTACTATTTGCATGTACAATAGAAGAAAATTGTGATTGTAGTAGGGTTCAAAATGTATATTATAACAATTATAGTATTAATTATCCTTCAGGAAGATATGAACTTCGAAATATTTGCACAGGTCAAATAATCCAACAATCATTTAAAGGAACACCACCAACTCCAGGAACATTAATTTGCAATACATATTAATCTAACTTAAATATAAAACATTATGAAAAAATTATTATTATTATTAATGCTACTCATTTCAATGTCGGTGAGTGCGCAAACATTTGTAAAATATTATGATCGCGTTGCCAAAACGGATAGAATTACGCATGCTATAAGTGAAATTGAACCTACAAGCATAACAGCAGTGTTCAGTGGAAATGACAAAGGAGACATTCTTATTTTCTTTAATTCAGGCATGTCAGTTCACGTAGACCGGTATTACAAAACTGGAAAAATATACAGTGGTTTATCTAAAGATAATTTTCGATACAGGTACATTGAAACCCGAAATGAACAAAAAGAAAAAATAATTATGCAGCTTTTTGATGATATTGGAATATTTAGAGTACACACACAAGATGCTACATTTGAATATAAAGAATCGGTTAATTAAGATGGGACTTTATATACTAGGCACATTCGTTGCAGCAGCATGGATCTTTGTAATATACGAAGTAATAATATGTCCAGAAGTAAAAGATAAAAATGTTAAAGATTATGTCAGAACAAACACCAAAAAAAATTAGTTTTGGATTAATAGAATCCCATTGTATTGCAGTTTGGCATGCCCCTGTAACTATTACCGTATCGGACTACCCAGAATTGACCGACATGACCGAAAAAGAAATGAAAAAATACATTGAAGATAATTTTTGGGATATGAATCCAATTGAAGAAGATGGAGAGGAATCATATAGTGACTCATTGTATGATGATTTGACTAATATGTCTGAAACCAGACAAAATATTTATGATGAAAAAAAAGAAATATTTTTTGCTGAGTTAGAAGATTTACAAGAATAGATTATCAATGAAGAAGAAAATACAGGTAATAGTACTAATATTTCAGGTATTGTTAAATAGAATAAAACGTAAAAGAAAAAGTATATGGGATTTGTAGATACCAAAGATAAAAAAATTGTAAACATATTAGAAAACGAAATCAGTCGACAAGACAACGAACATAATTTTATTGCATCAGAAAACTTTACTTCTGAGGCTGTAAAAGAATTTTGTGGCTCGGATTTTACTAACAAATACGCCGAAGGTTACCCTGGTAAAAGGTACTATAATGGTTGTAAACATTACGATGAGTTAGAAAACTACGGAATTGAATTATTGACCAAACTCTATGGTTGTGAGTTTGCCAACATTCAGCCCCACAGTGGAGCCAACGCAAATCTTGCAATATTCAAGGCGTTCCTTAGCCCAGGCGATACTATTTTAGGTATGGACCTTTCAGCAGGAGGACACCTTTCGCATGGCTCTCCGGCAAATATTAGTGGAAAATGGTTTAACAATCATTTTTATGGAGTTGACGAGGATGGTTGGATAGAATATGATAAAATACAGACACAAGTCTTGGAGTTAAAACCAAAACTAATTATTGCAGGTGCTTCAGCATACCCTCGCCAAATAGATTTTAAAAGATTCAGGGAGATTGCAGATTCAGTAGGAGCCTATCTATTAGTTGATATGGCTCATTATAGTGGACTAATTGCTGGGGGTATTTATGACTCTCCAATCGAATGGGCCGATTTTGTAACCTCAACAACACATAAAACCTTACGAGGTGCCAGAGGAGGAATGATTCTATGGAACAACCCAGAGTACACTAAAAAAATAAATAGCGCAGTTTTTCCAGGAACTCAAGGTGGACCCCTAATGAATCAGGTTGCGGGTAAAGTACAGGCATTTTCAGAAGCGTTAAATCCACTATTTGCCGATTATGCTCAAAATGTTCTAGAAATGGCACAATATATGTGTAGCATATTTACAGAGCATGGTGTTAAATTAACAACTTCTGGAACAGATTGCCATATAATTCTTATTCATACTGGAGATAAATCTGGAAGAGAGGTAGCCGATACTTTAGAATCTGAATACAATATTGTAGTTAATAAAAACAGCGTACCAAATGATAGTAGAAACTTTATCGATACTTCTGGTATAAGAATAGGTACAGCAGCAATGGTTACCAAAAAAGGAGCTGATAGGGAATACTTTAAACAGATTGCCCTAAATATTATTAAAGTAATTAAAGACTAATGAACAACTTAGACAAAACATACACTGACCTACTCCAAGATATATTAGACAATGGAGTAAAAAAAGGTGACCGGACAGGTACAGGAACAGTCTCAGTTTTTGGAAGACAGATACGACACAAAATGTCCGAAGGGTTTCCACTCCTTACTACAAAGAAAATGCCTTTTAAAACAATCGTAACAGAACTTCTTTGGTTCTTACGTGGTGATACAAATATTAAGTATTTGGTTGATAATAATTGTCATATTTGGGATGGAGACTGTTACCAGAATTATTTAAAATGGGCTGGTAATGAACCCTTACCAATAGAACAGTTCATTGAAAAAATAAAAACTGATGATGATTTTGCAGGGGTTTATGGAGATTTAGGTCCAATTTATGGTTCACAATGGAAAAAATGGAATACTAATAAGACAACAGTAGTAGGCCATAATGGAAATCATAAAGAAATTGGAACAATTGTTATAGACCAAATTCAAAATCTAATCAATGACCTTAAAGAGAATCCAGACAGTAGGCGATTAATGGTTAATGCCTGGAATGTTGGAGAGCTGGACCAAATGGTTCTTCCACCTTGCCATTATGGATTTCAACTTTATACAAGAGAGTTGAGTGAAGATGAAAGAATAAACCTTCTTCATACTAAACACGGAAATAAAGGTTATCATATAGAAGCAGGGTTTAATATGTTAGATGAGTTTGATATTCCAATCAGAGCAATCTCCCTAATGTGGAATCAACGTTCGTGCGATTTTCCACTCGGGATTCCGTTCAATGTAGCATCCTACGGATTATTGCTAGAGATACTTGCAAATATGGTTAACATGGTTCCTGATGAATTAATTGGAAATCTTGGTGACTGTCATATTTACTTAAATCAAATAGAGGGTTGTAAAGAACAAATTCAGAGAGAAGGATTAGAGTTACCAAAGTTTGATTGTCCTGCTCTTGATGAAATTACATATAATACAATCGACGATTTGGTTAATAGACTGCTTCCTTGTGATTTTTACATGGAAGATTATAAATCACATCCTTCAATAAAATTTCCACTTTCCAATTAATCTTTAAAAATTCATAGATATATTAAAAGGTAAACCAAAGATATATTAAATGGAACAATATTATAAATTTATAAACGAGTGTAGATTAAAAAATTACAAATACATTGATTAAATCACTCTTAAGCAACTATTATGACAGAAGAAAAAACAACAATTGAAATTAAAATCACTCGCGGTAAAAAAGAAGCAAAAACAATAATCGACGTTAATGATTATGAAACAATGCAAGAATCTTATAGCATTAATATTATTTCTGAGTTAATTAACGTTTTAATTGATTCTATTAATAATATATCAAATGCTAAGTAATTAAAATATGCATAATCCTATACCAAAATTAAGTAAAAAGCACAAAATAAAAGTAAGAAAAATTGTAAGAGATTACAATTCAGCATCCCGAAGGGAAATTTGGGAAGGTGTTAGAGATAACTTTATATTTGCCTTTATTGGAGCTACTCTAATAGTATTTATATCAACTAAGACAGATATTGCAGTCCTATTAGGGTATTTGATTTATTACTCATATATGGGTAGAATTCTAAATAGACCTAAATATGTTACTGATTTGGGAAAACTAATAGTATTTCCAGTACCATCTGCAATTGGAGCCTTTGTTGGGTACAAATTAGGCTACATCTTATTAAATTACATATCGTGATATATAATTAATGAAAACATTTAAAGAATTTATGGTTGATGAGGCCAAAACAATCGGATTGGAAGAAACCCAACCTAACGGTGAAATCAATCCAGTTCAGGCTGGAAAAGGAGAGGACCCTAGATTAGTAAAAATCCGACAATTCAAAGGAACTGTTGCAGATTATGCAAGTTACTGGGAAGACCGTATTAAAGGCGATATATAAACTAGTACTAACACTAAAAATATTTTAATATAATGGAGTTTATCAAAGAAGAAGCCACTTTGATAGACATTCCAAGAATTAAAGAAAAGATTAACGAGGATCAAATTAATGAAGTAGTTCACAGTGACTATGATTTTTTTGATTTAGATTATCATGAAGCAGAAGACTTGGTAATGTTTGGAGTTGGTGGTCCGGGTTAAAAGAATTAAAGCGTATCTTATGGTACGCTTTTTTTATTGAAAATAATTCAATAAAAGTTTTACCGTGTCCCGTTTTTTGTTTATATTTACATATTAATATTAAAATATAAATTATGATTTACACTTATTGTAGCGATTCTTTAGTATTTAAAAGAATTAAAGCGTCTATTTATTTAAAGATCGGAACTATTTTTTTAATTATGTTTGCTAGCGCAAGTTTTATTGCGTATGAAATTGGACTCCGAAATTCTATTCAAAATTTAACATCAGAAGAGAGAATCACCCTAATTAATGAAAAGGATTCTTTTAGTAAGGAGAAAATGGCAAACATGCTTGATGACTTAAATGTAAAGTTTCCATGGATTCCTATGGCACAATCGATGATAGAAACTGGCCAATGGAAGAGTGAAGTTTTCCTTGAGAACAATAATCTCTTTGGTATGAGAGAGGCTAAATCCAGGATAACCACATCAATCGGGACCAATCTTAACCATGCTGAATATAATTCATGGAGGGAGAGCGTCTATGATTATGCATTCTACCAAAGTCGATACTTAGGTAATATTAAGAGCGAATCGGAGTACTATCAATATTTAGATGCAAGTTATGCCGAAGACCCTAGTTATATCAAAAAGGTTAAACAAATTGTTGAACAATGTAACCTAAAGAAACTTTTTAATTAATGGATATATAAACTATAAAAAAATAAATTAATTTATGGTAAATCCAATGACCCTTAGTGACGTGGTAGTAAATACGCTTAATGCCAGAATCGGCGATGAGTATACTGCACATTATTTTTATAATGCAGCACACAATTGGTGCTCAGATAAAAATTACAAAAATGCAACAGCTTTTTTTGCTGGTGAAACAGCATCAGAATTAGAACATGCTCAAAAATTACAACAATATTTAGTAGATTGGAATTGTATTCCTACCCTACCAAAGGTTGAACCTAACTTTAAATTTACAAGTTTAGCCGATATTGTTGAAAAAGCATATCAATTAGAACTGAATCTTTTTAACAAGTATATGAAAGATTCTCAATCAATTTTTGGAATTGACTTAGCGACCTTTGATTTCTTACAAGGTTACAGAGAAATACAAACAACTTCTGTTATTGAGTACTCTGACCTTCTAGCTGCATTAGAATTAATCAATGTTAATAATAAATTAGACGTTCTTCACTTCGAAGAAATATATTTTAAAGCATAATCTGAATAATATGGACCCTGATAGTGAAACTTATACAAAAAATAAAAATAACCAAATCAAGTCTGGCGACATGGTCTATGATGTTAGCCCTGTTTTTCAACCCTTTGGGGTTCGACGCCGTCCAATACTGGCTGATAGGGATGACTGGAAGTTTGTTATGGGCGAATTTCGCTTTGTATTGTATTGCGGGACTATTCTTTGGGCTATCTATGCTCTTTCGACAATTATATAAAAGAGAAGAAAGAAGACAAAACGATAAATATTAATAACTTTTTTGAAAATAATCAACCTGACATTTTACCGTGTCAGGTTTTTTGTTTATATTTACATTATAATTAAAACACTATGAAAAAAATACTTTACATTGATTTAGACGGGGTAATGGTAGACTTAGAGAGCCATGCAATCCGTAGACATGGACCCAATGCAGTTGAAAAACTTGGGAGGTTAACTTCAATCGACAAAGAACTTTTTGAAGACCCTGAACCTATTCCAGGTGCTATTGAAGCGGTTAAATACCTATGGGATAAATTTGACATTTATTTCCTCACGACTGCACCTTGGAGTAATGCAACAAGCTTCTCATCAAAACGCAGATGGGTGCAAAAGAACTTGGGCAAATATGCCCACAAGAGGTTAATTATCTCACATCGTAAAGACCTTTGTATTGGAGATTTCTTAATCGACGACCGTCCAAATAATGGAGCTGCCGAATTCCGTGGAGAATGGATTCAGTTTGGACAACCAGGATTTGAGAGTTGGGCCCAAGTTATAAACTATCTTGAAAATTTTGATATATAAAACAAACACATTATATTAATACTATGAAACACATACAATTATTCGAAGAGTTCTTAAATGAAGGAAAATCATTTAAATTTACTTTTAATTACAACACTGATGAAGATGATGTAGAATACATTCAAAATATTCTGATGAATGCTGGAGTTGATGCAATTGCAGAGCCTGGTATAGATTCTGAAGAGATGGTTGTTAAAGCCCCTAATGCGGTTGAATTACGTAAGGCTAAGAAAGCAATCCAAGCAGATGGATTTGAAGTCAACGAATCATTTGTTGGCGAATCCAAAATGGGAGACATTCATATTATGGCCCAAGAGTCAGATTCTTTCACTGCATTCAGAAAAGAATTCATGGATGAATATGGCAAACCAAAATCTGTTAAAGAGCTTAAAGCACTAGAAGCATGGTTACAAACTATTTGGAATGAGAGAGGTACAAATGAAGGTGTTGTAAACGAACGAAATACCAAACTATATGTATATCCAACCTCTAAAAAGAGCCACCAAATGGTTTCTAATTGGTTAGAGGGTTCTGCTTTTCACGCTGAAGAATACCCTAATTATTTTATGTTTCAAGTCTCAGGTCAACGCGACGCAGATGCAACTGAAATGGAGTTAGATAAAGAATTCGGCAAACTCGGCGCAGATGTCCGATATGAATTAGAATAATATAAGTACTCATGAAAAAAGTAAAACTATTTGAACAATTCATTGCTGAGAAAATCTCGCAAGATGCACATCAAATCCATATTAATCTAGCAACCGGACAGGATGCTACCCAAAACTTTATTGATGACAATAATTTAGATGGAAACAAACTTGCCAAATATGTAATTCAACATAAAAATTCTGCAGAGAAATATGTTGTTAGAGACATGATTAATGGTACCCGGTCTAATCCAAAGTTATTAAAAAAGTTCATTAATGAATCTAAAGACGTTTTTCCAGACGAAATTGTCGGAAATGACCAAATTCTTTTTAAGAAAGAATGGGAGAAAATGAACGGTGGAAAACTTGCTGCCAAATATAACCAATACTACAGAGGTTATGATATTGATTTCGGCGGACATATATTTAATAGTGTTGATCAGTTAGAAAAGTTTGTAAAAAGTTATATTCTTTCTAATAATCTTTACAATAAGTACAAATACATGCCAGAAAAGCCAATCGCAGAATCTGTAGATATTAATGAAAAGGTCGATATGGAACTTCTTAAATTTGAAATGGATAAACTTAAGAAAGAAAATCCAGGAAAAGGAATATCATACATATTTACTCAAGATGGTAAAAAAGGTTATCGATTATTTATTAATGGAAAGTTAGTTAGTGAATCTGTTGTTAGTGAATCTACCAATGCAAAAGATTTCTTTAAAGACCCGATGAATCTAGCAGATGCTAAAGGTTGGGTAAGAAACTTGAAACTATCTGATGATGAGATAAAAACTAAGATAAAAGCAGTAATGAAAGATCCGTCTAAATTTAATGACCTAATGGATGCAATGACTGACGAATTAAACTTAAAGTGGAAATAAAATCAGGTAGCAATGAGAACTCTAATTAAAAATGCTATTAATAAGGAAGACCATGAATCATTACCAAATGGTGATGCTTTTTCTATTCCAATATCCCGTGAAACTAATCCAACAATTTTAAAAATTGTTAGTACTCTTAGAGAGCATTTTGATTTTGTAATTAAACCAGAATCTTATTGGAGAGTAGAACATTCTCCCAAAGGACATGATTGGCATATTGATACTGGAACTAACAATCATATGTTATGGTGTCAAGTCGGATGTTCGATATTATTAACATCTACTCAAGAATTTGAAGGTGGTGAAACTCTTTATAATAAAGAAGAACCCATCATTGTAGAAAGAGACCTTTATGATATTGCAGCTCACACGTCAGATGAATGGCATAAAGTTGAACCACATACTGGCAAACGAGTAGTACTACTCCTTTTTATTTAATATATAATAAAACAAAGATATGAAAAAAGTAAAATTATTTGAACAATACATCGAAGAAGCCACGACTTCTTGGGGTAAAATGATGAAAGGTGTTAAGGCTGGAGAAAGTGGTCCATGGACTATAGTTGCTATTGAATATAATAAAGTAGTTGGACAAGAGATTGTAGATATTAGAGACCTCTTACCGGCAAAATTTGAAGCAATGCGTAAAGAATTTCCAAGAGCCAAGTTTCATATTGAAGATGTTGGAGGTGGAGTAGTTTGGAATGAAGCAGTTACTAATGAAGCAAAAAATTCTACTAGAGACGAATTGATGAACCTATTAGAAACTAAATACAAACTTAAAACTGTTCGAACTTCTGAGGAATTCAACGGACAAACTGAAGGAATTTGGATCGCAGGTGATAATGGAGAAGAACTTGGAGGTAATCCAATTTTTGATTACTACAGCAACTCAGCAAAATATGCTAATGGAGTACTAAAACAGTTTAGAACAACAGTTGAAAAAACAGGTTGGTGGTTAGAATGGAACGATCCAGGAACTCTAATGATCTGGCCAAAAAATTAATAAAGATATGAAAAAAGTAAAATTATTTGAAGAGTTCATTGATGAAGCCACTGCAACAGTTCTTCACGAGTATGATTTCTTAGGAATGCAGGCTCAAGCCGCAAACATGTCTAGAGAAGAATGGATTGCACACTATGGAACTCCTGAAATTGGCTCTGGAATTGATGAAGCAAAGAAAGATAAATACACAGTCTTTTTTGATGATAAAAACGGAATGGACTGGGATTGGGAGGTTGAAGCAACTTCAGACAAAGAAGCTATTAAATTAGTACAAGATGGAAAGGCCTTAGGACCATACGACCAAACACTTCCAAAAGGAGCCCATAACTTTACCGCAAAGTTACGCAAATAATCCTATAAATACATAGTAATACCCACATTAGGTCTTTTTAGTCTGATATATAACATAGACCAAAAAGACCCAATTGTTGTATATGAAGCAAGACCGCAGCCCACAAGAAATGATTCTTGAACTATATGATTTGTTTTCTTCGTTTAAAAGACGAATTGAAGACCCTAATTATATTCAAATAGAGAACACTCTAGGAAAATTAATGGAGAATCAAAATGAAATGAAAGAAGAGATTAAAGGATTAAAAAAACAACTCTTGAATCCCTTTGATGGTGTAATTGTGGAAAATAAAAAGAATTCAGAATTTAGACAGGAACAAGAGGATTGGATTGTTAAACGGGATAAACTAATTGAAGAACATAAATCTCTTGTCAGATGGAAAAATGGTGTTGTTAAGGTACTTATTGCTCTATTAGGAACAAGCGGTGCTGTAGTTACATTCCTTTTAAGAAAATATTTCCAATAAATGATACTTGACAGAATATCTCTTAATATTGCACTAAAATACCTGGACCAAATTCAACAGAATGAGGGTCCAGTTTTCAATATGCTTTTTTCTATCAGGGAACATCACACCGATGTTACTAAAACTGTTAAATTCGGGAATATTGATATTCTAATAGCATTTATTGAGCGATGGGCAAACCCTTCTGGATTTGAAAATTTAGATTGTAAGTCACTTAATCTTTTTGAATTAAAATCATTTAGTTTTGATAAAAATGACACAGATAAAAATTTGGTCTATAATTCAGAAGGAGAGTTTATAACAAAAACTTCAAATATTAATGAAATTTCAATTTTAAATCTAAATAGAGGATATTTAATTGACATGATTGAAGTCAAAGAACTTTTTGATAGTTTTAAACTTGATGAATATATCTTACTACAATATGACTATATTGATTGTGGTTATATTTCAGTCTATTTTCAAAGTTCTATAGAAAAATTAAAGAAACTATATAATAAATATAAATAAAGAGCATGCCACAAGATAATTTACAAAATTCTGGAGAACGCGGACCATTGGGTAATTACGACCCTTTATATCCTGGAGAACTTGGAAGAGCCTTATTTCACCCAGAAATGGATTACAACTTGGATTTAATTGGACAAGTTATTCATGGATTCAGGGTAATGGGAACTAATAATGATGGAACTATTAATGTTGATGATGATGTTGAAAAAGTACTTAAATTATATATTGTAACCTCAGATGATACAGTTCTAATAGGTGCAGGAGCCCTTATTGGAGACAGAGTATGGATACCCGCTGCAGTTGCTACAACAACAGGAGACCAAGGCCAACGAGGACCTCAAGGTTACCAAGGTGCGCAAGGAACACAAGGTGCTCAAGGAACGCAAGGTCGACAAGGAGCACAAGGTCGGCAAGGAGCACAAGGACCATCTGCAATAGGCACACCTGGAACTCCTGGAGTTGCTGGACCTCAAGGAAATCAAGGTGCTCAAGGAATCCAAGGAGTCCAAGGAGTCCAAGGAACACAGGGTTCTGTTGGAAATTATGGTGGAGACAGTTTAAGATTTTTAGTAGGAAATTATAATGGAATTAGTGTTGCATCAAAGGCAATTACATTTAGTAATATAACAACCCTTCCTAGCCCAACGCTTACGATTATAGTAAGTAATACCGACGCTGATTTAGGTAATACATCAGCCTGGTTTACTTCAATGATTACACCTAAAGGAAGTTTAAGAATTACCAGACCAGGTAGAACAACTGAATATTTAGACTATAAAATAACTGGTGTAAGTACCGGAACATATAATACTATTCAATTATTATATATTGGAGGAACTGTATCGGAAATTGGAGCTTCATGGCCGGTAGGTACTGAACTTATATTATCATATGCAAAAGCAGGTGCTCAAGGTACTCAAGGAGACCAAGGAGAACAAGGACCTCAAGGAGTCCAAGGTATTCAAGGTGCCCAAGGACCTCAAGGTTTTCAAGGTGATGGCGGATTTGATGGTGCTAATTCAGCAAGATGGCTTTGTGAAGCATCAGGTGAAGGTGGCCCTAGTAATGGAAGTTTTATATTTTCGAATTCAGCTGTTAACAGTAATAATACTTTTGCTTTAAGTGATATTGATTCTAACGGAGCTAATCAAACAAATTGGCTAAATGACATAGATTTTTATGCCGCTAGCGGGCGTGTTGTTAACCTACAGGTACGGGATGTTATTGACCAAACAGTTATAGCAACATACTTAATTACTGATGTGCTTGATGCTCCATGGAAAGTTTTAGAATGCAACTGGGTTAGCGGGTATGGTTCATTTGTAGTAGGAAGACAATATGTATTCTCACCTTCTTATGGAGGACCTATAGGACCTCAAGGGGTCCAAGGTGCTCAAGGGGTCCAAGGTGCTCAAGGTGCTCAAGGGGTCCAAGGTGCTCAAGGTGCTCAAGGCATTCAAGGGGTCCAAGGTGCTCGAGGAGTTCAGGGAGACCAAGGATTATCTACAATCTACAAAACAGCTCCATTAAGCGGTGCTGGAACATCAGTAGGAGATCCTTTAATTCTATCATACAATAGTGATTTTACAGTAGCAAGTTCACAGTTAAGCCTACAGTTAGACGCAACAACAATAGTTGTACCATCAGTATCTTCTAGTTGGTTAATATATAAAAATAATGGAACTACCATATTTCCATCTACCACTATCGGTACCACAGATATTGGAGGTGCTGGAGCAAACACAAATTTAAGCTTGATTGTTCCTACTGGCGCAAAGGTAAATTTTAGTGGAACTGCTACAATTCCTGTTAAAACTACAACTCAAGGTTATCAAACTGCAGTCAGTGGAAGTTACACCTTTAGTCCAACTCTACCCGTCGCCAATGCAACTAGTAGTACACTTACAGCCACGGGGTTATCAACAAATACATCGTATTCAATAGGATTAACAAAACCAAGAACGGGATTAATAACTTCTGGCACATCAACACCATATCAAATTGTAAGAGCTACAGGAACTGATGGATCCGGAGCTTCAACATCATTAAGTTTTCAAGATTTATTTTATTGGGGTTATATGCAAGTTGGACCAACATCCCTACCAATACCTCAAGCAACTATAGATACTATTTCCGCGACAGATATTCAAAATTTTCAAAATTATAGATTTGGTACTCAATCTCAAACATTTACAGTTAATGACGGGGCTACCGCAGGTAGAGGAGCTGGTTGGAGAGTAGTATTTGCATATCCTGCAAGTTATAATAACCTAACGCAATTAACAGTTACAGGTTCTACTATTAATCAAGTTGGAGCATTCACTAGGGCTACAAATAATATAACAATTGTAACTCTTACTGGAATTTCTGTAGCATATAAACTATACGTATCAAATGCAGATAACACATGGAATACTGCAATAACAACACAATAAAGAAAAAACAATACTAATATGATTACATTAGGCGATCAACTCCAGCATAGTAACCCACTATTTTCAATAACAGATATCACTGATTCTAGAGGTGGTATTCGATCTGTGACAACTTTTGATAATTCTAGCTTAAACGCAGCATTCGCAAGTATTCCTGATAAACTTAAAACAAATTATTCTCTATTATTAGAAACTTCTACTAGTAAAATATATTATTTAAGTGGATCTAATACTGCGGCTACTACAACATCTGCATGGACTTTACTAACAAGCGGTGCTAGTACTATATCTGGTACACTTAATAGAGTGGCTAAATTTACAAGCGGAACTACAATAGGAGATTCTACAATTTTTGATAATGGAACAAGTGTAGGAATTGGAACTATTACCCCAAATGCTAACGCTAAATTAGACATACTAGGATCGGTTATTATTAACCCAGTTGCTACTGCAAACAGCCCATTTTTTACGCATGTTTTCGCCACAATGTCCCCATTTACCCAAAGTGCGGGTAATGATGCAGACTGGACTATCGTGTCAGGCGAAGCACAATCAGGTAGCATACCGGATAGGAGTAAATCTGGCATAGAGTATACTCATAATCTTCCAACAGCCGTAACAAAATTATCTTACACGTATAGAACATCAACCGAACAGGACTATGATTACTTATTTGTAAAAGTAGATGGTAGAATAATTAAAGCCTATTCTGGATCAATACCAACAACAACTGATTCTTTTATTATAAATGGCTCCGGATTGCATACGATACAATTTGTATATTCTAAAGATTTTGGATTTGCAGGCGGAACCGATACTGTTTGGATAGATAATGTAACCTTAACAAGCAATGTTAATAATCTTACAATAAATGGACCATCCTTATTTTCAGATGAAATGCAGGCAAGTGATATATCTATTACTGGTATAGCGTCAGCTAAAAGTTTTTATGCAGAAACCTTATTTGAAATATTTGATTCTTTAGGTAATAGAAACATGTCGCTGAGCGAACAAGCGATAATATTCTGGGATCATGCAAGCAACAATACAGGAAGTTATATTATTGGAAGAAATCTGAATATTATACAATCTGCAGATGGTGTAAATCCTAGAGATACATATCCAACATTAAATACTGGAGACTTAAATCCGCTCATTCCGGGAAGTTATTACATTCAATCACCTAGTCCATTAATGCAAATGCATTTAGGACAATATACAGGCGGAGACGCTCCAACAGGCATGCTTAATGTAAATGGAACTTCGGTATTTAAAGATAATATTACAATAGTTGGACCATCAACAGGAAAAAGAGGTATAATAGGAACTATTGCCGATAATGATTTTTGGTTTATTGGCGGAGGAGCAACAGTATCTGACGGTGGTTATTTAGAAATT